TCGTTGCCGAACCAGTGGTGTCGTCCCAGCCCTCTAGGACAAGGGTGGGCATGGCGGCAATGTGTAGGGCGTGGATTAGGTCGGCTTGGCGTTGGTAGTGCGTGATATTCAGGTTGGCAATGTCCAGTAGTGGGGGCTGGGATACCAGCAGGCCACGGCGGTTGCTGTAGATCGGGACTAGGGGAATTTCGTTGAGGCTGTAGCCGCCGGTGGCGGTGAACTCCACGAGTTCTTGGCCCAGCGTGTAAAGGTCGTAGCGGCCGGGGTAGATGACGCGCATTTCCTCGACTTGCTCTTCGCCGAATTCGTTCAGCGGGCGAACGTCGTAGTCGTGGATGCGGACTTGCAGCAGGCGGTTGGTGCCAGATTCCTTGCGCCAGCCCCAGATCTGGGGGGCGTCGACGTGCACGAAGTAGGGGCGGCGGCCCATGGCGCGTTCTTCGGCCAGATTTCGGGCTTCAGTCGCTGCCGGGTAGTCCACCAAAATGGCGCTGTGGCCGTAGGTAAGACTGCTTACTAGGGCGCGGCGGGCGTATTCGTTGATGTTTGAGCCAAGTCCGTCGATGTTTTGTGCCAGCTCCAGCCAGTAGGGGTCGCCCTCGATGTGGATAGGCTTGCGGAGGATGGCGCCAGCAGCGGTTTCGATCAGGCGGCTCGTGTACGGGCTGAGGACGCTGCGGTCTACGCGGGTTTGATATGCGTCGTCGTCTTCACGCGGTTCTTGAGGGAGGTAGGTCTCGCTCATGTCGCGGATGTAGTTTGTGCCGCGCGTGACAGCTGCCATGACGCCCCAGTCCGGCATCATGCCGATGACTTCGAGGCTGCGGACGAACGGGGATTCGCTGACTACAGCTCCAGTTGGCGGGATGTTGGCGCTGTAGACCACGGCTAGGCTCCTACTTTGTACTTATTTTGGCAGAGAGTCACCACTTGGTTTTGTTTGCCCAGTAAGCGGCAGACATTTTTCCTTTGGCGATGTTGTCTGCGTGGCGTGCTTTGAAGGCTTCGCGGCGTGCTTTATTTGCCGCTGATTCACCTTCACGCTTGGGTGATCCAGAAACTCCTTGTTGGCCGAAGCGGATAAGTTTTACTTTGTCGCCGTCTTTTGCTAAGACGGCGTGTGATTTATTTGGGTGGTTTGGGGTGCGCTTGGGTTTGTTGTAACCCGAGAACTTTTCGCCACGATACTCAATCATCGTCATCTTCCTCGTCGTCGGGATCGGAGATTGGCACCAGCACTTCGATGCCTTGGGCGAGCATTGCTACAAAGCCGCCCAAGATTTCTGGGTTTTGGGGTGATTTGAAGACGAATGTGGCGTGAGTGAGGCCGTCTTCAGCATCAATTTCGATGTGAACACAGCCTCCGTTTACTGTTTGTATCGCCATTAGCCGTGATAAGCGACTGCAATGTGAGGGACGACAGTTGGTGTGCCAGAGCTGATTTCAGAAATACGCATACGGATCTTTGCGGCAGGTTTGCCGTCGTAGAAATAAACGTACTGGCCGTTGGAGTTGATGGTTTTGCTGGTGTCGAGCGTGAACCAGTTGCCGTTGCCGTTGAAGCTGCACTCCAAGTCCAGTTTGAAGTTGGCGCCGCCGGTAACTGTGGCCGCAAATGTGTAGCTAGAGGATTGGGCAGGAACCTCCATCCAGTCATCTAGCGCGGTGAGATTTGCGCCAGTGAACTCGACGATGTTGGTGAAGTGGTCTTTGGCGGTGATTGCTTTGGCGGCCATGGTTATTTCCTCCGTTTTTTAGCTGTTTTGGCGGCTGCTTTGAAGGCAGCGGCGGTGGGGGCACCTTTTGTGCCAGGTTTGCGCATTTTTTCGCCGCTGCCGGCAGCGATGCGCTTGCGTTTTGCAGCGATATTGCTGTAAAGGCCGCGTTTTGCCATTACTTCTTCCTCTTTTTGCGGGTCATGCCGGCCTCGGACATAGCAATAGCAATCGCCTGCTTGCGGCTGGTTACTTTTTTGCCCGAGCTGGACTTCAGTGCGCCAGATTTATACTCTGACATCACTTTTTCGACCTTTTTTTGGCCTTTGGTGGGCTTTTTTGCCGCCATTGTGTGCCAGCAAGGGGTGTTACCACACACGATAGGACGTTTTGCCGAGACTCTCGGGCTTGGCCAAATTGAAGGTTTGTAGGCATAAATAACCAAGGGCGTCAAACGCGTGGTCTACGCCGAGGTTTTTGTTGGGGAGGCCCGTTCCAGGGGAGTAGGTCAGCGTGCGGAGAGATTTGATTAACTCCTTGCAGCGCGGGTGGATGAACAGGCGGCGGGTTCCAGTTGCATCAAGCAGCGCGGTATTGACGCAGGTGATCTTGTCGCGGATTTTCCAGGGATTTCTGGGGCTGGAAACGGTGAAGCCGCTCTTGCGGAGGATGTTGTGGTCGGTGGCGCCAACGCCGCTGGTCTTGCGGGCGCCACCAGTGGGGTCGGGGCAGGCGATAATTCGGCGCTCCACGCCGTAGCGGGATTGGATTTCTTCGCACAGGTCCCAGGTGGTGGCGCCGCCGGTCATGATGATTTCGTCGAAGACCCAGAGCACGTCGCCTTTTTTCACTGCGCAGACGGCGCTCATTGGGTCCACGTTGAAGTCCACTCCAAGCAAGAGGGGTAGGACGGGGAGATCTTGGACTTGTTTGTCGATGTTGTCGTCGCCAAATGAGACTGCAACGAGACCACTGAGATTCTCGAAGCTGGCCTCGAACTCTTGGCGGAATGTGCGAGGGTCGAGTTGCGCGCGGGCGGCTTCGATCTCTTCTGGTGGGACGTTATCGCCGTCGATTGTTGTGAATTGCCAGCGGCTCCAGTCCTTGTCGCCGCTATCCGCGTATTGCCAGAGTTCGTAGAACCAGCTAGCGGTGCCGTCCGGGGTGGAGATAAATAGTGCCCAGCCTTGTTTGTCCGCGAGGGCGGGGCGGATCACCTCGAACCAGACCTCTGCGTCCATGAAGGCGGCTTCGTCGAGGACAACTCCAGCGAGGCTTCTGCCGCGTAGGGCCATCGCGTTCTCAGTGCCCTTCAGTTCGATGGTTGAGCCGTTCACCAGCTCGATCTTGAGGTCCGTTTCGTTCTTGGCCTTGATCCAGGCTTTCGGAACGAGGCGTTTCAGGACTTTCCAGGCAATGTCTTTCGCCATCCGGTATGTAGGGGCGGCATAGAAAAAGGTTTCGCCCGGCCTTTCGATCGCCCCACGCAATAACTCGATACATGACAGGTAACTTTTGCCGAATCTTCGGCCAGCTACCAATACTCTGAAGCGTTTTCGGCTGGAAAACACCTCGCCTTGGGCATAGCGAAGGGTGAGTGCTCCAGCAGAATCGGGCATTTTTTGGGGTATGGGTACCTTCTAGGGTAGTACAGGAATTGAACCCCTGCCCCGGTGTAGTACAGAAGAAGGAATTGAGGATATGTCAGTAGGTTCCCTGGGTGCCGCCCACGGCGCAAAAAAGCCGGAGGTCGCCCCCCGGCCTGTGGTGTGCTAGAGTAGTGCCCAAGCGGTGAGCGCGGCGAGCGTCGCCCAGAGGATCCGCTGCTGTTGCTGTAGCCGTTCGATGGTGGCGGCCTGGTGATCAGTCAGCTCCAGTGCGGCGGAGATGATCTCGGGCTTGGGGCTGCGGTCGGTGATGTTCATGGGAGGGTTTCCCTTAGGACTCCGTTATTGTAGCACAGCAGAGCCGCGCAGTGCGGCCCTACTGTCACATTGTGTAACATCAGCAGAGCTTATCGCCCGAGCACCACGAGGCGGCACTCGGCGGCGGAGCGGCCGGCAGATTCACAGCGCTGGATCTGGGAATGATTATCAAACCCCATGGCAACTAGGGCAGCCACGATGGCGCCACATGCCAGCAGGTAGCCGGCAAAGCTGCGGTCGGTGTTGGTCATGACGGGAAGCTGGGTTCGCTTGCTCCCGTATTGTATCACAGCAGCCGCCAGCTGCCTAGCCCTGGCGCCGATCCTCCACGGTGATTTCGAGTCGCGGTGCAGCGGCTGCCTGTTGTTCTATACCGCTCTCGTTAACTACCTTGCCCAAACTATCGAGAACCTGCGCGGCGGTTTGTAACTGCCCCTTGCGGATTGCAGCGTTAAATAGCTTGACGCGCATTGTTTGTAGTCTTGCGAGCATGTTCTCTCTATCACGCTCCCAATCTTCGCTGTTCCACTTGTTTACAGCTTCCCAGTCTCGCCAGGCGGTCGCTACAGAGCAACCCTCACGTTCCGCGTGTTCTAGAACCAGCTGACGTGCAGATAGGCCGTCAAGCTGCCTGCGATACAGGCGCTGCTGACGTTGTTCGATGTAGGCGTAAGGGTTCCGCTTGCCGTAAGGTCGCGGCGTATTGTCCACATCTTCCGCCGCAACTTCCGGCGCTTCGTTGTTAGCTTCCGGTTGCTGGCTCACTGTTACAATCCCGAACCCGTTTGGTTCAATACTAGCGCCACCACTGCGGCACAATAAAAAAGCACCGCCTGAGCGGTGCTGACTAAGCGAAGCGAAGGCCGCTCAGTAGGACGGCAAGACGAAGGCAACGGTACAACTACCAACGGGCCGTAGCTCGAATCCCTCGCCGTGCTCGAACGTCCGGCACCGGCAACCTGTCAGCCCCAGTGCAGCCTTGGCAGCGGTCACAATCTGCCGACGGCTGGCATCCTGTGGAAGCGCCAGCTGATCACGCCGAACCCAGCTGTAGTTAGCCTCGCCGCCGAACGTATCGGTAAGCTCAACATCCCAAACGGTAAGAGTTTCCAGCATCGCTCAGCCCTCCACCACATTGGTACGCTCGAAATAATCCGCCACGGCAAGCCAGACCTCTAGGCCCGGATACTGGCAAGCGGTAAAGTCGATCTCACCGCTAGCCGTAACCTCTAGGCGGGTTCCCCAGTACGTGCCAGGCACAAGCAGTTCGGCACTGCGGCAGCGTCCGGGCCAGCTGCGCAGAACTGCCAGCCGCTGGCGGTCACGCTTGCTTTTGTCGTTGCGCCAGGCCCGCACTTCATCGGCGCGGGCGTAGCGAGGGTCGAAGTAATCCTGTTGTCTGATGGTGGCGTGGCGGCTGGCGTAGGCCAGCAGATCCTGAACTGTTGCCATGGTTTGAGCCTTAGGGTGGGGTCTCGTGTGAAACAATAGCGCCGGCAGGTGCCAGCCGTCAAGCAAGTGGCGCGACCAGTGCTCCAACAGATCCGTCCGGCCACGGGTAGGACTCCCGGCGCCATTCCTGATCAAGCGGCAGCAGTGCCAGGCCGGTTAGCCCCACGAGATCCAAGCGGTCGATTCCTGCGGCGATCCGCTCCAGTCTGATGTAGGCGCCAGTGCTCAGGTCCTGCACTTCCCATTCCTCGCCGGCCATTTCGCGGCAAGCGTTGAAAAGCTCCAGCAGATCGCGCTCCAGCTGATCATCGGGCAGGGAGTCCAGCTGATCATCTGCCCAATACTTCGCGGTGCTGGGGCCGTAAGCGTTACGCTCCAGCACGTCCACAGGACAATAGGCAGCCAGCTGATCTCGGATTGCGTCGCGCCACTCTGACGCGTAGCAGTCTTGCCAAGCACGGTCGATCTCTTCCAGCTCCAGCGTAAAGTGCTCGTCTTCAGAGATCAGCGGATAATGCTCCAGTGCTTCAACAGTTTCAATGACGTCAGCCGGAACCCGCAGCAGATCCAGCACAACGCCGGAACCGTTCCACCCATAACCAACGGTGAGGA